TAGAGGCGTCGGTTACAACACCAGCACCGGAAAGGGTGGAGTCAAGGAGTCCGGGGTTACGCTCAGCAGGAGCCTCACCGGGGACATAAGGATGATTGATTTGACGGTCACCAGCATAAGGACCATCAGGGTTCAGACCAGAAGCAGCCGTTTCGGTAGTTCCACCGAAAGGACCGTCGAAAGGAGAATTCCAACCATCACCATCACCGGTTTGACCACCAGTTGCCAGAGGACGGCTGAACTGACCATTAGCATCTTGCTCATAGCCGTTGTAAGCCTGACTGCCAGCCTTGAAGGTGTTTCCACCGTTAGAGAAGGTAGGATCAGCTTCGTCGAACAATGCTTCGTTAGGGCCATCAGGACCATCATACATCGCACGCATTGCGAAGATCATGCCAGTAGGACCAGACATTGGCTGAACGCCACAGATGTCATAGGCAATAAGGTTAGGCATGGAGCGTCTGATCAAGGAGATCAGAACGGGGTCGAAACCAGCACGAGGGCCAGCATCAGCGTTGAGGCCGTTGGCATCGACAGAACCACCAGTGATACCCTGGTAGCCTTGTGCGTTAACGGACATCGTAGGGGCTTCGGTCAAGAGACCTGAAGCACTTCCTTCGACAACGGCTTGTTCACGGAGGAACTTTTCTTGGTTCTCAAGAAGTTGAGCGGTTACAGCCTTTCTGTAGGGATCTTTGATCTCAGGAAGATCTTGATGACTCAGAACGGGTGCCCACTTTTCGGTTAAATGGTTTGACATTTTGGGGTTTTACCTGTTTTAATAGTTGTTAATAAATCACTTAATGGTTCTGGAAAGAGCTCTGCTGTAAGCAGCCATAGAGCTTGTCATTCCTTCTTCCATTGTTGGTTGCAGAACTTCTGCAGACTCTTCAAGGTACTCAGACTGTTGTTCCGCGATCTCTTGACCACCAACAAACGATTCCTTGAGAATCTCAAGTTTCTGTCTGAACGAATTTTCACTTTCAAACTCTACAGATTCAGCAAGACCAGCGAGCTTGTCCTTACCGGTTTCTGGAAGATCCCAGGAAACATCGGCGAGAACAGACTGACGAGTATAGCTAGACATCTGTGAGACGAGATTGACGTTAGATTCAATCTGCTCGTTGAGTTTGTCTTCCATGTCATCAAGCTTAGCGACCATCGATTCAAAGATGTCATACTTCTCATCTGGAAGTGTGACATAATGGTCTTCAAACAAACCTCTAAGACCTTGCATGAAGGACTCGGAGAGTTCGTTGCGGATGCCGTTTTCGACAACCAATTTGTTTTCTTCCAGCCACTGACCGGAAGTATAGTTGAGGAATCCCTCTACCTTCTCTGCGATTTCGGTGATTTCACTTTCGAAACGATGAGAAAACTCTTCTTCGAGTCTTTCGACTTCAAGTTGGAGTTTTTGGTTCAAGGCACTTTCGAAGATTACTTTAGCTCTTGCTTTGAAATCATCGGAAGCATCGTGGTCACCTGCCAACTCGTCAAGAGCCTGACCAGCAGTCGAATCGACTTCTGCGTGCTCATAAGCTTTGGCAAACTGGGTGCCTTTTGGAGCTGACTTGAGACCATCTTTACCAGTAGCAATGGAGGTATCAGGACCTTCATTACTTCTGCCTTTGGTACCATCGTGCTTGCCACCACCGGGGAGGACTTCGCCACCGATCTTACCTTCGGGACTGGAACTTACACTTCCAGGAGCACCTTTATAAGGATCTAATTTGGTGGAGTTATCCGTAGATCTTTCGTTCTCAGGAGTGGCGCCGCCAAGATCGTTCTTTGACTGACCAGGAACCAGAGATGGAGAAATCGAATCTCCTGATTCAGCTGATGCAGCTTTCGCATTTACTGCTGTACGGGATTGAGCCATGTTACTTTAACAATTTCAATTATTTAGTCGTTGTTATTTATAAAACCCTTTGACTATGGTTGATTCTTTTACGGAAAATCAACTCATCAAGAGGTCATGGAAGCTATTAAGAATAGCTTCGTTTAATCTATTAGCGGGTACGTTTTGGAGTGTTTCTTTCACCCTTTGAACGTCCTGTTCTTTGAGAAGTCCGTTGTCCCAGACCCACTCTTTTCCTTCCATAATGCCTTGAACGAAAGCATCTGGAGCACTGGGATCCGCAACAATGTCAGCAGCAGTCGCCAGCATAAAGTCCTCACCCACATAATTAACTCCGTTACGATTAACAAGAGATCCCATACCACGGGATGAGACACCAAGGGTAACACCATCGTTAAGAAGTGCCCCAGCAATTCTTCCCATAGGTGTTTCCAAGATTTTCGCTTTTCCAATGAAGTTAGAACCCTCTTGTTTCAGGGAAGTAATTTTGTGAGAGACACGATCAAGGTTGACCGTTGGACCATCGGGGTGACCCAACTCACCCATAGCCCGATTCTTTGAGATATACTGTTCATTATATCTTCCTACTTCTTTAGCAAGAACTTTGCTTTCGTAGATACGTCCATTCCGGTTCTTAATATCACCTTGGAGGAATGGTCCTTGAATATGGAAAGTTTTCTTTCCATTATTCTCTTCGGTCAAAACCTCAACGGCTTCAATCTCTTCTCTAATCAGTTTCATTGTTGGGGTCCTCTTCGGTTTCTGGATACTCACTAACTGGTGTGGCCTCCGCATCTGTCATATCAACGACAGGTGCGAAATAATCGGCAGCTACGTGTGGTTTAATATCAGAGATTGCCTGGTAAGAACGAGATAATAGTTCTGAGTTCATAACGTCAGAAGCTTCTGCGTTCTTACCTTGTGCAATCAAATCAATTAGCTCTGCAACTCTTGACATAATAATTAAAAGTGTTTGATTGTTGAGTTATTTAGATATGGTGGTAGTTACATAGGGGCGCCGCCCATGGCACCACCCATGGCAGCCATATCGGCAGCAGGGTCACCGGAAAGATCCATGTCTCCCGGTACACCTTCAGCACCTTGGAATTCACCGGATAATTCATCAGGTTCTCCGGGCATTTGTCGTTGTCCCCGTTGTAACAATTGAGCGTTAGGGTCTGGAATAATACCAACATTACGCTCGTAGGAAATCTGTTGATCGATTTCTTTGATCTCACCATCAGTGTAACCAAGAAGTCTGTTACGAACCTGATAGACGGAGAAGTACTTACCAATATAAGGTTCAGCCTGAGCAGCAACTTGCAGTCTGTTTTGGAGCATTTCCATCTCCCTAAGTTCCGCAAAGTGATTATCATAGATGAAGTCAAACTGAATATGTTCTTTCATAGAATCATATTCTTTTGGTGAGACAACACCTTTCAGAACCAGTTGAGTTTTCAGAATGTCAGAGAAGAGATATGAGAACTTCTTTCTCATTCTCCCAACAAACTTGGCGAACTTCACCTCATCTCTCATAATATTATCCGACTTACCGAGTTGGAAACCGGAACCGGCATCCTGACGGGAAATAGGAATATTGAGAGAACGATAAAGTTTGTCTTGGAAGTACTTAAGGTCTTCCAACTCACCAAGGTTCTGACCACCAGGCAGTGTAGATACTTCAGTACCACGACCACCTTCTCTTCTAGGAAGCCAATAGTCTTCCAACATAGACATATACTTTTTCTCGTCACGGATCTCACCCGTCGACTGGTCATAAGAAACCTTAGTTCTATAACGAGCCATCACATCACGAAGGTAACTCTCCGCTTTTGCTTTAGGTAAGTTACCAACATCAATGTAGAAGAGTCGTCTTTCGGGAGCCCTTGCCATCCTGTAGATGACAATAGCATCTTCCATCCAACGTAGTTGGTTGAGAGACTTCTGTGCCTTATTGAGATAAGACAAAACCTGTCCATTATTACCATCGACCAGACCAGAAGTCACATAACTAACGGCATCTTTGGCAATTTTAACGGTACCATTATTTGCCTGTTGTCCCATGGATCCACGACCCAGGTAATTCAAACCTTTCTTGTTATAGATGAAGAACTCATTGACACGAGCAGGCATCTGAGATGTTCTCTGTCCAACCACTTGAGGTTGTCCCGCACTATATGTCAGTGAAGGGTTCTTCAGATTAGGTGGTGGGAGGTCTTTCTTATATTCTCTTACCAAC